AGCGAAGTGTTATCAACATTAGCTTGGATTGATATCTTTATATCATTTCCTCTCTCTCCTGTATATCTCGCACTACCGAAAGCATTTGTTGCTTTAGCTCCACCTGTATTTAATTTATAAATATATCCAGTTTGAGTATATTTAAAGAAATCTCTTAATCCCTTTAATTTATCACTGTCATAAGAATGTCCAAAATACTTAGTAGAATTTTCAATAAAATCTCCATTTTCTACTTTGAATATTTCTTCATCAATTCCCCAATCAAGTTCAACTCCAATCGCAGCATATCCTCTATCCGAAAATACAAGTTCAGCTCTTTCTTTACTTACAAAATTAATATATGTACCTGGTAAAACTTTATTTTGTACTAGCCAAGTACCACCACCATAAGCCATTATTTAACCTCCATACCTAAAAAATCTTCTAATTTTTTATCAATTTCTGATAAAGTATATTCTTTATCATCTTCTAATAAAACATTTAATAAATCTGCTCTATTTTTATATTTATCAGAACTTATAATCTGACTTTTTACAAATTTAGTTTCTTCTGATTTATTTTCAAAATTTCCTTTTTTTATCTGTATCTTATTTTCAGCACTATTAATATCTGCCATATTAATCCTCCTTCAATCCATTATTTACATCTAGTTTTTTCATCTTAGGTTTTTCCTCATCTAATTTATAAATAAACATCTCATAAGTAATAAAAAAATGTAATATTCTATCTTCTTCCCTAGAACTTCTTTCAATTCCTCGAATAAGCGTACCATCATCAAGTTCAATATACTCAAGCACCGAATAAAGTTTATCTAACACCTCGAATATTTCTTCTGAACTTTTTTTCTTAGGAAAATATACAATATCGAACAGATAACTTCTCAAATATCTATTTCCAATAATCTGCTTTTCACTAGGATTCAATAAGTCAATAAAAAAGCAAGGCTCTTCAAAACCTTGCTCAAGTTCTTCTTTGTGAATATCTATTCCATTAAAACTTTTTGAAAGTTTTAATCCTATTCCATTTACAATTTCATTTAACATCTATCCTCCTAACTTTTTAAGCCATTCGGTAATCTTCTTCTCAATAACAGCCAGAGCTTGCCTTTTTAATTCATCTTCAGAAATAGTAAGCATAAACTTACCTTTTACCCAAGACTTTTTTAATCTCTTCCCAATAGCAGGAACAAATCTTCCTGGAGTTTGTCTATGTCCAAATTCAACATAGCTTGCGTATTCTGTAGAGTTTGAAACTTCTATTTCATAATTACCGCCATTTTTTCTCACATCAGAAACAGCCCAATTTCTTCTTAAATTACCAGTGTCTGAAGGAGTTCTTTTAATTACTTTACGTAACAATCTCGCAGCCAGTTCTTTTATAGTATCAATCATCAACTGCTCTTTTTCCTTTTCCATATTCTCAATTGTTTTTTGAAACTCTTTCAGACCATCAAACTGTACTTTTATTTTTGAACTTGCCATTATGCTTTCTCCTGCTCTAATTCAAGTATAATCTCCTGATGATTAGTGTACATTGCAGAAATTCCACTGTGTTTATATGTTCTTGTCACATTGTTTTGAGTTACTTCAATCATACTCCCTGGAGGAATATAAACTTCAGGGGAAACGAAAAGAGTGACAACTTGAGACACATTCGCTCCCAATTCCGTTTGGTCTGCTTGGTTAACATTTTCAAAACTTAAATGACAAGGTTCATCTTTATATATTTCTATTTTTTCAGAGGTCACTATACCATACTTATTTTTAGACTTCTCATTTTTATAAACCGTGCATAGCCCACTCCACATAGACTTTATTGCATCTTTTGCACTTTTTAAAATATCACTTACCATACCAGCCTCCTAAATCTTAGTATTTCTTCTTCTCCATAAGTTAAAAGATTCGTTAAATATACTTCAAATTTATCTCCTGTGCTTTTAGTATCATCGAAAACTACTTTAGTTTTTCCTTCACTTATCTCTTTCGCTATACGGTTAAAATTCAATCCTAGTATATTAAGCTGATTTAATTTTAATTTGAAATCAAGAAACTCTGCCGCACTTCTATTTATCCAGACATATTTTAATCCTTCGGGAACTTTCTTTTGGTTAGTTTTATTACAGATGTAATACTTTACTGTCTGAATGGAATTGTCTAATAAAAATAAGTCACCATCTACAACTTCGTAACCCAGCGACTTTAAATATTTTTCTACATCTTCCTTGATGTCTATGATATAATCCATGGCTACCACCTATTTTTTAGTTTTCTTAGTTTTTTCTTCAGAATCAATGCTTTCTTCATCTACTTTGTATCCGTGATCCTTAAACCACTCAATCAAATACAGGTTATCTGTTTCTCCAACCCCATTTACAAAAGTTACTCCAGCACTACTTCCTGAATAGTTTTCATTTGGTGCGTATATTTTAACAGCCATACAAAATCCTCCTATTTAACCTTGATTTTTCTGAAAATTCCTGCAGCTTTCGTAGCTTTTAATGCAACTGCCGCAACCATTTCCACTTCACCTGTTTTTACTGCACCAGCCGTTTTATAGTCAGGTAACCACGATTTGATTAAAGCGTTTCCTGTAGGTGCAACTCCGTGAAATCCATCCATACCAAATCTTACAGCGTATAAAGAAGTTTCCCCTTGTCCATTTATTGTTGAAACTGGGTCATTAGTTCCTGTTTTAGTTCCCAAGTCAACAAACGGAATTACTCCGTATCTTTCAACCTGCTGTCCAAATTCATTCATTGTAACAGTGTATTGGGCTGAACGTCTTGCACAGGCTCTTAATCTGGCAATCAGTTTTGTGTTCCCAGCTAACATTGATGGTGTTCCATCTAGCCCCATTAAAAACTCGTCTAACAAGTCTAAAAACAGTTTGTAGTTTGTGTCTACCGCTGCTGAGTCTGATAAGTCAATTGCTGCTGTTGGTATAAATTCAGTTGTACTTCCTGTAACTGCTTTTTCTAATCCGTCAAACGCTTTCGCATTTACTCCTGAATCCCCATTGATAACCGTGTCATTAAATAACGCTGATGCCGCTTTAATTTTTTGAGTCATTTGCAATTGAACTTCTGAAACAATTCCACCCATATCTGCAATAATTCTATCAATCTGGAATGATCCCCCAAAGATTTTCAAGTCTACATTATGTCTCTCTTTAGAAACTTCCGCAGGTGTGTACTCCTGATTGACTTCCCTGAAGTCAGCAGTTGGTTGAGTTTTCAACCTTGTATAACCATAAGTCATTGTAGTTCCTCCACCAGTAGGCGAAACCACGTTGTCAAATGGTATGTTACTCATAATAAAATTACTTTTTGCAAATTCATCGATTACTCCAATCTGCAAATCATCCTGTACGTTCTTTTTAGCTTCTGCTAATGTTATTGGCATATAAGCCACCTCCTATTATTCATTTTTATTTACCATCAGTCTTGCCATTATGGCGTCTCCTAATGATTTTGTTTGGTTTGCACCTTCTGTACCTGTATTCCCTTCTCCAGGTTTAACTCCTGAAAAGTTAGGCTCCTTCGGTTTTGATTCCGCTGTTTTAAATAACATTTTGCTGTCTTCAGCAGTTTTCAAAGCTTCTATCTGTTCATTAATACCAATCAGAACTTCTCCATCCAGTTTAATTCTACCCATGTCAAGTAAAGCCTTAACTGCTTTAATATTAATCGCATTTGAACTCAGCAAAGTGTTGTCGATTGCACTTTTCAGTTTAAATTTAGCAAGTTCAGCGTCAAAATTATCTTTTGCAGCTTTATTATCCTTTTGCAAGTTCTCAATAGTCTGCTTCATTGTTTCCAAATCCCCTGAACTATTCTTTAAATTTTCAAGCTGCACATCTCTGTCCTTTAAATCTTTTTCCAGCTGTTTTTTTGTATTATTCACTTCATCAAATCTTGATTTTGGAATAAATCCTTTCAACTGTTCAGCATTTACCGATAGAACCTTTTCAGTTTGTTCCTCTGATAATCCTAATTTCAGCAATTCCTCTTTGTTCATATCAACATCTCTCCTATTCATTTTTTACGTTGTATGCCAACGAAATTATTTTTAATTTATTCTTTTACGCCTACAAATTCTAAAAAGGCGAAAATAAAAAAAAATCACGACTAAATTAATAATCGCGATTAAATATAATTAAACTATTAACAACCCTATCTCTTGGCGAAGTTTTGATATTTCTTCTCTTATTTCTTCTTTTTCATATTCTTTGAAAAAATTAGCTAAATCTATTTGTTCGCCTAAATCTATAGATTTTTTTAATTCTGAGAATATAAAATCATACGAATCTAACTCCATATGTTTCCTTATATATTCGTCTTTATCTATTTGACTATCTTTTTTTCTTTTCATCAAATCTCTAAGCTCTTCTCTATTTTTTATGTAATTTTTGTAAAATACTGTATTTTTAATATCCATGATTGAACCTCCTGTACCTTAATTTTTTTTCTGAAGCAAAATACATCTGCAACACTCTATTTCTTTCTTCATCATCAAGTTTTAAAAGCTCATTAGGTTTCTTAATGTAATCTTCTATCTCTTCCAAATATTTTTCTACGTCATAAATTTCCAAATCCAATTCATGTATGTATTTTTCATCAATTGCTCTCATATACTTAAAATTGTTGTTTCTAAATATATCGAAATCTCCGCCACTGAATCCCCACTCATGCGATCCTGTTGGATGATTGTGAGTTATGGAAGCATTCTCAAAAGGAATCGTTTCAATCTTGTGTATTGGCAGTGAATTGCTGTCTCCTTTTATAACATATATTTCTCCACGCTCAGTTACAACCATAGCACTTTCATAGGTATTTTTGACTATTTTTTCTTCATATTTTTGCAAAAGCTCTTCTACACTATTATACCTTGAATCTTTAATATTTCCAAGTAATCTGTATCTTCCTTCAGGAACTTTTACAGTTGTATTGACAAATCTTTTATTCGCGTATTCAATTTCCCAGTCTTTATACTTCATATTAGCAGGTACGTAATAAGTTTTTCCATCTTTATCCCTTGCGGCACGTTCTTCTTCTTCCCCATCTTCGAAATATGGAGCTGTAGTTGTCCTGCAATTGACGTGAAATGGTGGAGCAGTTGTACCAATCTCGTAATCCTTAAACTCAAAAACTTTACCATCTAGACTTTGACAAATTTCAGAAGTTCTGCTATCAAGAGTTGCAACAACTTCGTATCGTTCAACATTCAAATCCTCATAAGTCTTAATTCTAGCTTTAGAAGCATAAGCGGCACTTTCAGTATAGACAAGCCTTCCCACATTACTTTTACTTGCGCCCATTCTTTTAACAACTTTTTCTATTAAGGTATCTAGCTTGTCTCCACGAATAAACGCTTGAGTCATTTCAGTATGTAATGTATTTATCAATTTATTTTTGTCTTCCCATATCCTGTCTGAAAAATGTTTACCATCAGAAGCCCAAGGACTAGAAATAACCGTGTCTACCAATTTATCATTCATCTTATACAAATTTGAACCAATATCCATACCAGTACCTTTTGCTATCTCAAAAAAAGTATGATTGTATTGGTCTTTATACAATCTCGACAAGTACTCCTCAAAACCTTTTCCATTATCATCGTACAATCTTTCTATTCTTGCTCGTACCTGAAGTTTTAATGCTTCTAATCTCTCTATATGATACCTTGCACTTGCATTTTCAAGTTCTTTTTGAAATGATAACCCCTCTTTCCCAGAGCCTTTTTTTATATACTCTTCCACAGTCCATTTGAACTCCTGTTTTTCTTTCTTACTAAGCATTTCCTTTGCATTTGCTAATGATACATCGTTATTTTTAGCAATCCTGTTGTACCAGATTTCAATATCCTGATTTATCCTAGTGATTGCCTTGTCGTATTCAGCCTGCTGTTTCTTTATCTCTTTTACAGCCATTTGATTAACTCGGCTTTCTTCCTCAATAAATCTATCTTTCCAATATTTTTTATCCATAACTTCTTCCTTTTCTTAATTTTCAAGGTATAATAATACAATCGGAACTCCGATAGAAAGTGTAGGTGATGATGATGTCTTTTGAAGAACAGGCTCTAACTTACTTTAGAAGTATTGATTTTACGAATCCATACTTGATATGCACATTAGATGGAACTGATGTGGCTAATCTGAGATATGAAATTTGTAAATTTCTAGTTGCTGAGGGATTACTAGCTGTTGACCATGAAAAATCTATACTACCTACACAAAAATGGTTTTATATAACTGATAAAGGTAGAGCTATCCACAAACAAATTTAAAACCTAGAGACCTCTTTATATTTATAAAGGGTCTCTTTTTATTGATTTCTAATTTCATTATAAATCTCGTAATCAGTCTGTCCCTGCATCTGCTGTTCGGATTTTTCTTTCTTAATTCTTGTAAGCTCTTCCTGAACGTCAGTTACCCAAGGGTGCTGTGCAACAAGTGTTTCCTCTGAAATTATTCCTACTGAATTTCTAATGTCTGAAATTGCCTGGCTTTCGTTCACAAGTATATCTCTATTCAACACAACTTCCACTTTTTCTTTAAGAAAATCACCTTGTCCAGTATTCTTCAAATGATTTGCCACAAACCATATCATTTCTTCAAAACTTGCCTGAAACTCTGTTTCAAAATCATTTGCTTCCAAGTCTATGTCCGAGTACATTGAACGTATGTTAAGCTGATTCGGATTATTCCCAAGTGTATCAGACTTACTGTCGAATCCACCACCATTTTCAATTATAGTTTTTTTCAGCAGTTTCACAATACTTTCATAGTTTCCTGCATTTACTTCAACTTGTAAACTTGATACATCTCCATCTTCCCTAACTTTAACAGCACCAAATGTTGAAAGATTTTTTCTAAATGCACCTAAATTTTCGCCATCATAATTTTTAATGATTAAAATTGTATTTCTACTGTCTTCCTGCATGTTATTCATAAAATCACTTATAAGCATGTTTAAAGCGTCCTGTAGCGATTTTACTCTTTTAAGCAAGGATTGTTCCAATTCATCGGCTTTGAAGCATATAAGTGGTATTTTCTGCCAGTTGTAAGGCTTGTCATCAACACTTAGGTACGCCTTCTTTTCAATTGCTGTAAGTTTTGTATTGTTCATTTTGTAATACTCAACTCCAGACTTTCTGTAAATCTCAACGTAGTTTTCAGTATTATATGCCCCATTTTTATAAATCTCTCGACTGTAAACTCTTATTGCATAATCAAGCTCTTCATGCTCATTATCAAGCCAGACAGGAATAACCTCAATTGAATTTAATCTCTTGAATCTTAATTTCCCTGTTTCATCAACATACAGAAATAACCACCCAAGTCCATTGTTGTAGACATCAGTGGTTACTCTTTTTAGTATTTTAAGAAAATTTTTATCAAACAGTTCATTTAATTTATTATCATATTCCTGATTCTCACTTTTAATACTTGGAGTTTTAGAAATTATGTAATTTACTTTTTGCTTTACTAATTTTTTATACTGGTTATCTACTATTCTATTATTTGGTAAATTATGAATTTCTGTCAATTCACCATTTTCTCCAATAGCTGTTCTTTGCCTAAAAAGTATATCATGTTTCCCACGATAATAATCATTCCCATCTTTCATTTCTCTATATTTCCGACTCGCAAAATACCACATTATAATATTTTCAACTTCGCTAAGATTGATATTCTGTTCTCCCATTTTATCTTTTCTCCTAAATAATTTCTTAATAAATTTAAACATTTTTTCTCCTTAATCAAAAGAAAATGTAGGGCCTTTTGAATAGCTCTCCAGTGCATATCTCATAGCATCCATTAAATGGTTAAAATCGTCTACAGGCTTATTGACTGGATTGTCAAACTTGTCCTTATCCCACATATAGTTTGATATTTCGGTTATGAAATTCACACATCTGGGATGAATGATAATTTTATAATCCTGAATATATTGAACTCCGTTATTAATACTGTCCCTACCTTTTCTTGATTTTCTTATACCTTTCAATCCCAAATCATAAAGTTCATCAATGGATTTAGGCTCTTGGCTATCTGCCACAATTTTTTCTTTTCCATAGCCTTTTCTGATAATCTCTTCAGCGATTTGACGGTTTTTCATTGCGTTTTTATAAATCTCGTCAAACACATAAATTTCCTTATTTGCTACATCAATCAGCCCACAGAAAAATGCTGACGGATCATTGGTATACCCAAAGTCTAGTCCGAAAGCTGATTTCACACCTTTACGTTTTGAAATTTCATTGACATCAAATTCTTTTTCTTCCCAGTTCTCATAAACAAGCCCTTCAACAATTCCCCAGTTTCCGAGCCCTGCCACCTGATAACGTCTAGGGTTGTTTTTCTTCATATCCTCAAACAGTTTCTTGTCACTGTCGTCAAGCCATTCATTGCACATGTAGTTGGTTGTCTTTGCCATTATATTTTCGTCTTCAACATCAAAAAATCTTTTTTTGAGCCAGTGCCGTTCGTTCCAAGGGTTAAACGTGAGTGTAATCTGCTTATATAACGGCTCTTCAACAGTACCTCTTATACTTTCGTCAAGCATATTAAAATCCTGCTCCTTATTTATCTCATAGGCTTCCTCAATCCACGCCCAGCATAGATTTCCAGTTTCAACTGTTATTGAAGTAACTTTAAGCGGATCGTCCAGTCCTCTAAATAGTATTTTCTGCCCTGTAGGAATATAAATTATCTCCAATGGACTTTCCTTAACTGACCAGTAATCCTGTACCCCTAATATATTTATAGCCCATTTCAAGTCTGTAAAGCAGCTGTCCTTTAACGTCCGATAAACTTTTCTTACCACAAGCAAATTTGCCCCAGGATATTTCATCATTGAATAAATAAAAAATAATGCCGTTGTCTTGCTTTTTTTACTCCCACGACTCCCTTTACAGACTCTGTATCTTCCTTTAAAGTTCCAAAAATCCTTATACCCTTTTCCGACTAAATCAGGAAGTCTTATCTTTTTACTCTTCAAGTTCGCTCTCACCTACAATCATAACAGGCACAACTCCTTCAACTTCAACTTTATCTGTAAACAATCTATATCGTTTACCAAGTAGTTCTGCCGATTTAATTCTTTCACGCAATCCAATTTGTTTTTTTATTTTTCTTGCCTCACTAGTTCCATCGCCAGTCCCTTCAACAACTACGATTTCCTCATCAAGTTCACCTCTCATTGATTTGGTCAGAAACTCAAGCACTTCTTTGGCAGATGCAGTTCTTTCATCTTGCAGAATCTTTAATTTTTCATCAATATAGCTTTTTACACCAACTTTTGCCAAGTTTTCACTTGCTACGTTATTTAAATTTTTTCCTTTATACCCTGCCCTTCTGGCAGATTCTGTTGCATTCCCAGTTTCAATGTAATAATCAGCAAATCTTTTTTGCTTCTCTGTCAATTTCATGTCAAGTTCTCCACCTCCTCAAAAATAAAAATACCCTGCAATTCTAAGTGGCTGTCGAATCACAAGGTGGTATATTAAAAAATATTTATAAAAAAGACAGCTTTTAAACTGTCTTACACTTACAAAAATTTAAGGTTTAATGACAAGTACTTAACTCATACTCTTACATCCTAACATATTATAACATATTAAAAATTATATACAATGCCAAAAAAGTGCCAATTTTTAATTTAGTATACTTTTTAACACATCATCTGAAAAAATAATTAACTGCAGTTGCCTAATCATAAAGTTTTTATGTCTTTTTGCTGTTCTTACACTAATGTTTAATTTCTCGGCTATATCTTCAAAGGTCAAATCTTCAAAATATTTCATCTCGATTATATTATAATATTTATCGTTCCTAATCGTATCCAAGGCTCTTTCAACCATACTAATCACATTTTCTATTCTTGCAATTTCTTCCTGTAATTTTTCAATCCTATTTTCTACTTTTTCTAATTCTGATAAATATACTTTGCTAGACTGCACATTAACCCCAGTTTCTCTTTTCTGAATTGATATTCCCTCTTTCTTCAAATCCTCTATAAGCATATTTTTGGAATCAATAGCACCTTTCAACAGTTCCAGTTCCGATAATAATTTCTCTGTTTTTTGAAAAGGTGTCAATTGCTTATCTTTTCTTATATCCTTATCATTCTTAATTTTCTCTAGAATTTTATCTGCTATTTTCTCTATATCTTTTTCATTCATATACTTCTCCTTCCTGATATTTACACTCTGTAAATTTTATTCAAATGATTTATAAAAAATATATAACATTACTATAAATGTTATTGTCCCCAAAACATCCTTATTAGTCAATATCTCTCTCATAACTTATTCGACTTCCCCTTCAATAATTTCTTTTAACTTCGGTTCTTCAAACAGTTCACTTTTTCCTATTTTACCTTTTTTAGGGCCTTTCATATAATAAACCGGTTGCCCATTCTTATCTAATTTCGTCATATTAGAACTATGAACTTCTTTAAATGCCGAAAGAAATATTCCATTGAAATTATTCTTCTCAATTTTGTCGCATATTTCTATCAATTCTGAATCACTTGAATCAAAATATAGTATTCTCGCAACAAGGTCGACATTTCCTTTACATTGCTCTAATAATGTTCCTATATACACATAAGCCATATCCACAACTGCATCTAGTTTCCCCACCGTATCATTTTCTATCTCTGCTTTCATGTACTCCGTTTTCTCTTCCATAAGCAGTAAATCTCTTAAATGACCTCTCTCTTCCGTCATATCCTTATTTAAAAATTCTTCCTGCTTGAAAGCCAAATAAAATTCCTTGACCATTTTAGCCATCATTTCCCACTGTTCCATCTATCCTTCCTCTCTTTCATCCCATTCTAAACTGCATTTTTTCATATATTCTAAATATCTCTTGGCTTTTTCTTCTGTTTCAAAATAATTCCCAAAATCATATCTTGCATTATCTTCATTATAATCCCAATCAGTATCACTAGAAATCCAACAGTAATCATCTATATAAAAATAATCTTCCCCGCTACTCGCTCTCCATCTCTTTTTGACACCATATTTTTCATTGACAGCTTCCACCTTGTCTTGTATTATTCTTTTAACTATATCATTGCAGATGTTTACAGTATCGTTCAAATCAGAAGACTTTAAATACAAGTAATTACTAAGTGTCACGAAACTGGGATCAATTAATGAAGTTGACATCACTTTTAGTTCATCATCTCTGAAATTGCCAAGTTTTAATACTTCCTCATTTTGTTTTCTAATCCTCCAGGCCCATTTATCCCAAACAGGTGTAAATTCTATTTCCAATACACTTTCCTTTTTCATTTTTTCCTCCTATTATTTTAATATTAATTAATATTCTAATAAATCACAAAATACAAAATTTATCCTTATTTTCAAACTCCAAAAAGTGAAACCTATTTAAACCCAATAAAAATCATACTTTCAGAGAAAGGTTTCGGTTACACTTTGCTTTTTTAAAGTTCCTATATAAAATACTACTTCTTCTCCATAACTGAGAACAAACAAATTTCCAGAAAAACTTTTATTGAAAACAAGTGTAACTAGTGTAACCAACACCTGTTATATAACAGTAGTATATATTATATAAATATAATTTAATACTTTAAAAATAATAAAAATTATATATTATAACAAGTGTTATATAACATTTCATCGGGTTACACTTTGGGTTACACTTTGGGCAAAAGGTTTCACTTTAAGTGTAACCTAACACCTGTTATTTATGATTTTCCTTAGTCATAAATAAATAATATATATTAATAAATAATTCAATCATCATTTAAATAATTTATTAATGAAAATTCAATTCTTTTTCTTTCTATTTATGTAAAATATAGATTAAAAATAATTGTGGTTTACTCTTTGTTTTCATCTATTGGTTGAAACGCTCTAAAAGTTTTCTTATTCCTCTTTACAACCTTAATTTTCAACCTGTGAACATTATAAATAGCCTCTCTTAACATCTTTTTACTGGCTGTTAAATCATTTTCTTCACACCATTGCTCAAATTCCAAGTATATTTCCTGATTAGTCTTGCCAATGATGTCCTCTTTTGTTAAATCCTTTACATATATTTCAGCTCCATTGTTTTCTTCATGATATTGTCTGTTAAAATCTGCCACGATATTACAATTTGTAAAATCTCCATTTTCATATAATCTTTTATACCCTTCGATAATTAACCTTAGCCAATATTCCAAAGCCTTCTGAGTAGTTAATTTAGTAATAAACCTTGGATCTTTTCTCTTTGGTTTGGAGTACATTGGAAGCCAAAGAACTCTACGTTTATAGCTTTCTCCTTTTTCCCATGATTTCAATATGTGATTTGATGTAAATATCAAACTTGTAGTCATAGCTGCTGACGTTGAATTTTTAAACATTTTTCTAATTTCCACATAGTCACAGGTAGAAATATTTTTCAACATCTCCATATCCTTGCCATTAATTGGCTGATCTTGAATATCATCACCTAAATTAACCAATTTACCATCCATACTATACGCATATCTCTCATCTGACATTTGCTTTATCTTCAACCCACTACAATTCTCTCTGTTCAAAATACTTCTGATAATACTTAATAAAGTTCCTTTACCATTTCCTCCATCTCCTACAAAAATAAAGAACTTTGCTAGAGACCTTTTCACTTCTGGATCAGTAATTAAACCATGTGCCAAAATTTCAAATAACAAATCTCTATACTTCTCATCATTATTAGTCAATTGAGCCACATAATTATCAACTATTTCAACTGGTTCAGCTTCAGGTTTATAATCTAATTCAACATAGTAAGGAGTAAATTCCTTATAGTCATCAATTTCAACAAACTCTCCATTTATTAGTACACCATTATTAAATTTTATATTAAAAATAGTATCTAGTGGTATCTTTTTACTTCTATACAGCATTTGCTTACAAACTTCATCCACATAAGCAGTCTTCTGGTCTCCAACCATACTGTAAATCATATGTTTTAATGACAACTCATCGTTTTCATATTTAGTACCGTTATAACAATAAAGCTCATTTTTATAAACACAAGTGTTAAAATCTTTAATCATTTTAGTAGCTACCAAATATTCACCATTTTTTGTTGCTTCAAATCCAGTATCCCTCATAATTGTTTCAAACTCATTTTCATCTAAGGGGTCTGCAAATATGTACTGATTTATAAAATGGAGAATCCTTTTTTCTTCAGCATACCCTGCCAACTTAGCACGATGCGAAAAAAGTGCGTTATTTCTTCCGTCATTTTCACTAAGGCCCAATAGACTTTCAAATTTTCTGTTAGCTTGGAATATTTCAGGTAATTCCTGTCTCACATCATTTCTTTCAACTTTTCTATGTTTTCCGTTTCTTTTTATCGTACAGCTTTTAGTGTTTCCTGTATGTTTATATTCTATTTTAAAACCTAGAGGACACACTCTAGCAGCTCCACGAAATCCTAGTGGTTTCTTGAAGTATAAATGCACTCCTCTATCCGTCCATACAGTCCGTGTACGAATGTTAAAGTACTTTAGCAATACTTTTATTGTCTCAATGTCTAAACAGTCTATATCGACCACCAAATCGTCATCAGTCAACAACCAACCAGCGTCTTTAAAGTAAGTATCATTATCAGATATTTCAGCATTTTTAGCAGCATGTTTTTGACCTGGTTTATACTCTATATACATCTATTATATCTCCCACATTTTCAATTTCTTGTTTATAATTTGATAATAATGGTTCAGATCAACAATTTTCTCAAAGTTTTCTAGTTTACTGCAATCGTCATTCCACAAGAACATTTTTTCAGGAGCGTCGGCAAACTTAACAAGTCCACCGTCTAATCTTTTCTTACTCAAGTTGATTCCATTGTTTCTGCAAGCAAAAACTCTATTTATATTCTGATATTTCTTATTGTCCTGGTCAAAGGTTCCTTGATAAGTTCTTCCTGCTTGAAGTATATACTGATATAATTCAGGCTTAGTTCTATTTTCAATCAATGTTTCAAGTACATCTTTATTATGCACCAATTTATTTACAACAGCTATATCAATGATTCTAGCATTGTTATTACTAAAATATTTGTCACCACTAAACTTATTAACATCTCCACCTTTACATTTGATATAATCCCCTTTTACACCTATATAGTTATTAACATCTTTCTGAATAAACAAATCAAAGTTATCTTCTTCCAAATTTAATTTAAACTCTTTCTCCCATTGCTCTTTTACTGCCAAATACTCAGTGGAGTTAGTTGTAAAAGCCACACCATCAGTATTTATATTAATTATTTGGCAACTATCCGACAATCTTTTGCACAATTCATATAGTGCTATTTGACCATAAACGCATACGGAATAAGCAGCACGAGGATTATTTAAGACAGAATATTGATTGTTTAAGTTTCCATACACCGAATTAAGAATCAATTTAAGAGCGTCGCTTTCCAGTTTATCTTTATGTTTTATCTCAACCCTACGGTTCAATATATCTATATATTTACTTGTAGCAGGGCCTAGGGCGTTTAGCAGAATGATTATATTAGGATACATGCTCGTAACATCTAATAATTTTACATTTTTAACTCTAATTGGCTTAGATGGTGCTCCATGTAGTCCTCCAAATCCAAATTGAATATCATTTCCAAACTCTTTTTTCGTTATAGTCTTTGTCTTCAATTCAAATGCTGGTTCATTCAACTGTAGCCACATTTCTTTTACTTCTAAATCAACTTTATCCAATAGGTTTTCTTCAATTCTGATACTGCTCCATTTATTTATTTTTCCAGAAGTAGTAAGCAGATTTCCTGAAATAGTTGTTGTATTCCATTTTTTAGCTTTACTGTTTCCAAGTTTTTTTACCAATAATTCTTTTGTCTTAAAATAAGAATTTTCCCTCAGTTTATACACTTCAATGGTTGTATCCACATCATACCCACAATAAAACATTGCTTCTTTCAGTTCCTCATTTGTCAATTTTCTATCTATATCAAACGGTACACTGCTTTCAAGTATCATTTTACCCATATTTCCTTCAATTTTTTTTAATCCTGGTTTAGATACATTAATTTGCTGGAAACAGTCAAGACTATTTATGCAGCTATCCACTTCCTTATCTGCGTTATTTCCAGAGATAATTCTATCATTAAATTCTTTTAATTGATAATTACTCCAACCTCTTATCATTTTTGTAAGAACTAAGTCGTCATAAAAGTAGTTGTTATAACCAACTAGAGTTTTACCTTTTATAAAATCTCGAAGTTCTTCAAAATCATTGTGAAATATTCTCAATGTATTTTTATTTATATCTTTAAAAACCACAAAAGCGTCATACTTGTATACCTCAATATCATAAAATAATAGATTTTCCATACATCAATCCTTTCAATAAAGGGACATCGTTTGACATCCCTTTATATAATTACTATTTCTTTTTATTTTTTTTAACCAATGGCTTAATATCTACCCATATGAATCTACCACCAGCTTTTTTTACTTCAAACATTACAGTTCGACCTATTAATTCATCTTTATTTTCTACATCTACCCCAAATTTATTTTTAAATTGTTCTAACTTTTTCACTTTTTCCTGAGGATTGATAAAGAATTTTTTCATTCCATCGACCCATTTGGCATAAACCATTTTATTTTCATAGATTTTTCCTTCATATTCAATATGGATTTTAATCCCCACATCATCTAACTTAATTTCTTTGATTACAGCTTCATCAATCAGTCCTAATTCCTCATCAGTAAACTTATCCACTGAGCTTGTTTCCCACAAACTGCAATATGTATTGTAATCATAAATATCTTTTCTAACTCCCACACAATTATGTAAATCATCAAAATCACAATTAAAATATTCCTGACACCATTTCTCTACTTTATCAGCTTTTTCAGGATCATCAACAAACTTCGCTTGAGTTCCAGACCAGCTTTGTTTATTAAAATTAACTTCTCTTATTTCTCCAGCTTCTTCATGTAAAAAAGTCATAATTGCTTTTTTTCCTTCATTTTCATAAACCACTTGTACTAATTCTAAATCTTTTAATAATTCCATCTATTTTTCCTCCATAATATATTTAATTTTATTTTCTTTTAATAACATTTCAGTCAATTTTGCGTCTTTTTCATCTGATATGATAAAAATGTATTTTTTATCAGATTTTTCCGCTTTCTTCATAACTTCTTCAACTTTTTTATTCTTTTCTTCCCTTGCTTTTGCATTCTCAATAGATTGTGCTAAGTTAAATGTTTCCAAATATTCTTTTAAAATCTCATTGTCTCCAAGATTCTTTATAACTCCAATATCCATTTTTCTTTGTTCTAACCAGTCAGACAATTCATTTTCCAGTTTATCTAGCGAAGTCGTTTTATTAGCCATATTTTCTTTAAAGAAATTCTCAAAAGTTATTGCATCATTGAAATCATAATGTTTCACTTTATCTTCAAACATTTCTTTAATTACAGCTTTTTTATTTCTTCTTTCAGTTTCTTCCATTTCTCGTATTTGACTTCTGACAATATTATCAGCTTCTTTTACAATTGCCACTATCTCTTTTACTTGTGCTTCAAAGTCATTATAAGGTTTCAACATCTCTTTTTTTATCTTGATTCTATGATCTTCCAGTTTTTTTACATCTTTATTAACTTCAGCTATCAGTTTTTTAGATTCTTTGATATTTTCTTCTGTTACTTCAACTTTTTTTAAATTCTCACTTAAATTTAATGCCTTTTCTTTTATATACTCATAAGCATTAAAATTTATCTTCCCAACTTTAAATTCAACAATCCCTGTTTCATTAATATTCATTAATTCACTCATATTTTTACTCCTCTTCCCATTCTTATTAAAATTAATTTTTCCATCTGTTATCTCCTATTCTATTTTTAATAAAATCTCTCACTTTTATGTAATTCTATAAATTTACTGTCACTATTTTTTCTATGCATGTAGTAGAATGCTTTTGCACTTTGTGTCGAAAGATGTCTTTTAGCATTTTGAAAAGCGTCATACTTATATGATTTGTCGTTCATAATTAATTCTATCTTCTTTTCATCGTGATTACTCTCAATAAAGAAATAATCATATTTAATATCAGGAGCATTCTCAAGCGTTGATGTATCTGTTGCATAAATCACATCATTATCGCTTATTTTGAATACATAACCTGTTGTTACTACATCGTGTATGCATTCAAAAGGAATTACTTCCATTTCTCCAATTTGATAACTAATTTCTGTACTTAAAATCTTTTCTAGCTCTCTTTTCCCAACTTCCATAGCCACTTCATAATTTGAATAAATCTTAATATGCTTCCATTTGTTCCTAATACTCTTGAATGTAGATTTTTTCAAATGGTCTGAATGTTTATGAGTAATGAAAAGATATTCTATATCTTTCAAATAATCTTTTAATTTTGCATAAGGAACTCCGCAATCAACTAAAATATTGTTGTTAATAATCACGGCATTTCCTTTACTTCCTGATTGAATTACTTTGTATTCCAATATTCCTCCTAATCTCTTAACGCTAAAGGCATCATTAAATAAAGCCAGTCATCACTAGCGCCACCTTTAACAAGTACCGTGCTCTTATTATTGAGCATTTTCATCACTACTGTCTTGTCCTTGATTTTTTTTATAAAATCTAGCAGGTATTTCACTTCTAATGCTATTTTTAAATCATTGCCATTCTGAATTGTTGCCAGCTCTTCTTTAAATTCTGAATGTCCGCCATTTGATTTTATTAACAATTTGTTCTGTGTGAAGTTAAATACCGCTCCATTTCTATATTCAAGAGAATTTTTAGCCACAGAATAAGCATGTTTAAGTGCGGATATAAAATTTTCAGTGCCTAAGACTACCGTTGTTCTATCTTTATCCAAGTTAGATGTTATAGTTTTGTAATCTGGGAAAACAAGGTCAACTAACCTGGATACAACTTCTATTCCTACAAATTTAAACGATATTTCATTTTTTCCTATAGAAACTGCTGTCATTTCATCAGGTGCACCTAATTTAGATTTCATAACTTTTAAAAGTCCTTTAACGGTTTCCAGAGGTATGCTCACACCAAAATCTTCAGGCTTATTTGGACTAGGATTTAATTGAACTCTTGCATAGGCCAAACGGTAGGTATCTGTCCCAATAGCCTTTAAATATTCTCCATCTAAATCGAGTCTCACACAATTTACAGCAAAATTTTCAACATTTGTGGAAGCAGAAAACATTACATTCTCAAAAAGATTTTTCAAGTCTTCCTTCTGAAACGAATAATATTCTGGCACTTTTACACTTTCAAAGTCAGGAAAAGGGTCTCCTGTTATCAATGAAATTTCTCCCTTAGAATCATTTGTCTGAACAATTATTTTATCCTTTTCAATTTCGATTGCAACATCATTACTGGAGATTCCTTTTACCAGATCCTTAAAAATTTTACAGGGAACTAGAGCTTTTCCACCGCCAGATATTTCTCCTGCAATTTCAATCCTTACAGACTTTTCCGAATCCGAAGCTCTTAATATTAAAACATTTTTCTTTTCATCAGCTTCTATATATATTCCTTTCAAATATTCTTTTCCTAACTTCTTTTTTTCTGCAAAATTTTCTGCAATTTTAACAGCTTCCAGAAGTTTCCAAGTTTTTACTGTCGCTTTTAGTTTATCTTCCATTTTTTTCTATCCTTTCATTGATTTAATAGGCTGACATCAGTAAAAATGACAATTGCATTATTAATAAATATTTAGGAAGTATAATGTCAGCCAAGTTTTTTTATGGAGTTTCTTCTCTCCAAAGTATTGATTTAATTGTCTAAATTTGCTATAATTAAGATGAGTTAAGACAAGCACTCATCCTGTTTTAGCCAGTGTTAGACAGTCGCTGGCTATTTTTTATTTTCATAGCCTCTTTTCTTTTACATCCAACCCAGGCAATTTCAAGTCCGGCTTCTTCAAATGCTAATAAAGTTATAGCATCCTGTTCAAAGTCGGCTTCCCCACCTTCTATGATCACCTCTTTTATTTCCTCAAATTTCTTGTCCGTTTTTGTAATAAATGTTTTAATATACATTCTATTTTTCTTGTCAAAATCTTTCAGTTTCCGCTGTACAAACGTTTTAAAAACGTTGTAGTATGCAAATATCACAAGTATCTGTTTTGTCGCAGTTTCAGTATCTCTATACTTAGTTTTTAAATATTTGCTAAATTTAGTTTTTAAAATTTTTAATTCTTTCTGGTACATTTTAGAAAACTCCGCAACCACAAATTCATTCTTAAAGTCCTGTATCTTACGCTGATTAGGGTTCTGCAGCTCTTCATAGTCATATTCCTTTACAAGCCTTGTCACGATCCTGAAACTTCTCTGTATGATGTCCTCAAGTCCAAAGGTGCACCACAAGGTATTTTCTTCGTTCAATTTTGGTATTTTGGTATCACCTCTTAGGAGATTGCCATCTGTAATTCCAGGAATGTTAAAATAATTTCTGTAGTGCTTGCATAAATTTGACAGGCCCATCATTGAAAAGACCTTCGCTCTTTCATTTTCGTCCTGTGTAAACTTTACATAGTCTGTCATCTTTGACGTTATTTCCTTCTTCTCTTTCTGTTTTCTTAATTTCCTTTTTAATTTCATAACTCGCTCCGCTATTTCAATTTTTTAAAATAAGATGGCCACCAAAGCAATATCGCCAGTAATATTGGAAACGCTAAATTCCCTCCAGCAATCCAGTACCCATTCTCTCTAATAACTTCTAATTGTACTATAATCGTTGTGACTGCCAGAAATAATATCTTTATCAGATCTCTTGTTGTCAACATTTTCATTCCTAATCCTTTCCCCAGCTCTTGTACTCTTTACTGTTTACAAAGCTGTAAATTCTTAATCCTATGACAGCATATAGGGCAATAGTTGTTATTATTACTCCAAAATTCCCATCTTTAAAATCTTGTGTGTTGTTCAGCATAACCGCAACCCACAATATTCCCCAGTATGCCCAGTTTCTTTTTTTCACTTTTCATCACCTTTTTTAATTTACATATTTTAACTCCAAAAATTTTTTGTAGCTCATGCCGACATATCTTTCAACCTGTATTCGCTGGATGTCATAATCCCAAGCTCCACGGGGTCTAGTTCTGGTCGGCTCTCTAGTCTGAACTGCAGAGCCAAACTTAAGTCTTCTTGTCTGCAGTCCCATTCTTACATACTGCTGACCTTTTCCGATAAATTCCGCTGTTTCTTTAATTGACAGCTGCAATTTTGAAGCCTGTTTATTTATCCAAGATTCCAAATTTTCCATCTATTTCTCCTTTCCGGGATTGCCGTCCCTTAATCTTTTTTGGTGTTTGTTGTCATTACTTAGCCCTTAAACGATTTTTTTTATGAATGGCATAATCTACTGCTGGTATTTTTAATCCCAATCTTTTAGCAATAGCCGCTCTTTTAATTCCTTTTTCTACCAATTCATAAATAAGTTCTTCTTTACATTTTTTCTTGTTTTTATAATCTTCAAGTTCTTTTTTGAAATACTTATGAACTGCATTGCAACAGGATTGCCAATTTCTATTTAATGCAATACCTACCTCGTTGTACGGGAGACCTTCCACAAATCTTAAAATTCTTAATGTCTGAAGTTCTTCTGTTGTCCAGTATGTATATTTATGGCGCTGCATAACTTATTACTCTCCTTCTACCCAAAGAATATTTCATCCAGAACTTCCAAAGGATATGTATTAATAAGCCCATATTTGCTATCTACAACTGTACCTGTAAGCAGTCCTCTGGTTCTACATACCTTAGTCGCTTTTCTTCCCATAACACTTGAATTATAAGTGTTAGGCTTGATTCCCTTCATATTTGCATAAGCGATTACTGTCAAATGGTTGCTTGTCACAGTTCTTCTTTCATTATGTTCTATTCTTGTTATATCCTTCTTCATGTTTCCTATGCTCTGGTTGGTTTGAGCAACATCATTTTCAATGTTATTCATTCTATTTTCCGCTTCCACCATCCATTGTGCTTGTTGTAATAAGTACTGTGCTGATGTCATTGGTTTTTCTTCATATTTCCCTGTTTTTCTTATCGCTGGAATAACTTCTGATGTTATCCATTTTCTGAACGGTTTTGCTTCTGGCTTGTCACTTCTTAAAATTAAAGTGTAAAGTCCGCTTTCGTTTGTAAAGTTAGTTAATTCGCCATTTTTTAACCCTAAATCAAACTTAGCCTTTTCATCTTCATCCAATCTTTTAGCTACAACAGTAGGATTTGTTAATCCTAAAATATCGCAAACATCTTTTATACAAAACCACACTTCATTGTTTAATAAAACTGTTCTCACACTTCCTAAATTTTCTTTACTGAAAATTTTAAATCTTTCGTCATTTATAACTTGTAATTTATTCATATTTTTAAATCACTCTCCTATATTTTTTAATTAAATTTTCCCAGTCTCAATCTTTTCTGATCCCTTATTATGAAATATCCTTGACTGTTAAAGTATATTTCATTTACTGTCGTTCTTTTTGTTTTGGAATCAAATAGCAGTATACTTGCTTCTGTTACTTTTCCATGTCTTCTGCTGATTCTTTTAACCTTTTCCCTGTCTCCTGTTTCCTCCAAAATATATAAATTTTTATATTTCAAACATTCTTTTAAAAACTTCTTAAACATTTATCCTCCTTGAAAAATATAATCTATTATGATATACTACTTTTGTTAGCAACAATTCCACAAGATTGCTAATAATTGTAATTATTAAGAAACGTATATTTTAAGTCCATTATAATATTTCAAAATATACCTTCTGGAAAGGAGAAATTTATGGCCAATAAGAAACAAACATCAAAATCTGTAGCCAGTAAGGCTTCAAGTATTTTAAGAGATGGAAGATACAGCAGTAAATCTAAAAGTGTAGCTGGATCTGCTTTATCTCAAACTAAAAGTTCTTCAAGATCTAAAAAGAAATAAAATTTTTATTTTCATTTAGAAACATGTAAAGGCTTTCTGCAAGAGAAGAAATTAGATTCTCGCTCTCATTAATTTTTTCATCTAGTCTTAATTGACTAAAAATTGCATGTAAAACTTCATGGAGTAATGTAATCTTCTTTTTTTCTTCTTGCATTTCTTTATTTATTATTATTGTATTTGTTAAATACTCAATTTCTCCAAAAATTACTTCTTCATTCTCCATATCTTTTTCTATAATATTGTACGTCTGACCTAAAATTTTTATTTTATCCATTTAATCACTCTCTTTCGTATTTTCTTAATTTTACCTAAAACTAACTTCTATTATTACTTCAAATAAAGTTCCAACCAACCAGTAAAATATCAAAAAAGGTAGTATTTTATATATTGCCTTTTTTATATTCTTCTCATATTTAAGATAAATAATAAATGTCATTAAATATCCCAAACAAATTAAAATCTGTTTTACCATTCAATCACTCTCGCTTATTCGGATTTATACTAGGAATTTTAAAATAAAATACATTATAATTCCTAAAATGATTAATATACTTGCTATTACAATTTTATAAAAATTCATAAAAACAAATCTTTTAAATTTTACTGGTGTGTGAAAAAGCAGTATATTAGCCAAAAATTCACTGACTATGGATATAATCTTTATCCATAGTTTTTTTAATTTTTTCATATTCTTTGTTTTCTTACCTCCTTCATTCAAATTACTCATTTCGTCCAATATTTTCTTTAGAAACATTGAAAAATGTTGCTTCAAATGTTATTTCTGATTTAATTACCAGAAATTTCAAGTAATTGGGTTTCGCCAAATTCTATTACTAAAATCATTTTATTCTTAGTATCATCGGATACACTTTCGGAGTTTTGGATTTCATATCCACAAACTCCTCTTAATTCTAAGTCATCTATGAATATTTGATTGGCTCTTCCGTTTAACTGAATTATTTTTATTTTATGTTTTTCTTCCATTTAATCACCTTCCTTTCTCTATTTTTTTGTTTAATTTTTGTATTTTCATGATATAATACTTCTAAAAAACAGGAGGAATTACCATGAAAAATACTATTGACATAACTTCATTAATCAGTGTCTTAAGTCTAATCATTAGTTTGGGATCTTTATTTATTAATTATTTAGTGTATAAGTTCTATACCCCAAAATTAATCTTCAAATTAATACCCCACTCTTATTATTTTTATCTGAAAGACCTAGAATCTAAAGAATATGATTCTGAAAAAGCGGCTGTCATATCACTAAAAATAAGTAATTCATCATCTTTTCCAATTACAATTGATGAGGTTTATATTAAAAATCATACTAAAATTTTTCACGATAATAATTTTACTTTTACTCCAATCGAAATTAAGTTGGAAAAGAATAAATTTACTTATCTTCCACCTGAAACTATTGCCAAAATACCACTTAGAATAGAGCCTTATGACAGTATTCGAATTAGTTTTAGATTCCCATTTTTTAAAGGCTCTAATAATTTTAAACTTTTTTTATCAACTCCAAGAAGGAATTATTCTTTGAAGGTAAAGTTATTAGAATACCACGAGTTATACCATTCTCTTTTCTGACATCTATTAAGATTGTTAGATTTTCTATATTTTCATCTTTTTTTAAATAGTTCTTTTTTATTAATTCTACTATTTCTTTCATTTAATCACTTCCTCTTCTCTAATTTTTAGATGTTTGTCATACTCATCTTTTTTTAGTTTATTTTAACTAAACCAAAGGGGTAAAAAAATAAAAAGATATTTCTTTTCTATCAAGATCTAAAATTTGACAAATCCTTTCAATTTCATCTTGAGAAAAATCAGTTTCATTGTTTAATTTCTTACTTATAGTGGCTTTTGAGCATTTCATCATTTTGGCTAAGACATACTCATTTTTCAATTTTTCTTTTATTTTACCCCTTAACATAGAGTAATCTCTTTTTATAAAAATCACCTCCCGTTTTAAATTTGTTTATTTTAACTAAACATATGATACCATAACATTTTAAAGTTGTCAATACTTTTTTTTACTTAAAATAAACTTTTTTATTAAAAAGTTGATTTTTCCTAAACTATGGGGTATAATATAGTATCAAAAAATAGAAAGGATTTTAAAAATGGGAAGAAAAGAGGAATGCCAAGTTAGAATAAAAAAGGCAATGAATCTGCGTGGACTGACTCAAGCTGATATAGTTGAAAAAACAAATATAAAAAAGTCAGCACTAAGTCAATATATTAATGGAAAAATAACTCCACGACAAAATGCGATTGGTGAATTGGCAAAAATTTTAAATGTTTCTGAACCGTGGTTAATGGGATATGATGTTCCTATGGAACGAAATATAACTACTCCCAAACCCGAAGCACCACCAGTTGTTGACACAAGCGTATTGACAGCTGAAGAACTTGCAGAATTTGAAAAAGTGACTCAGACAAATAAACTTTTATTTTTTCACGGTATTGAAGATGACGACCACGACATGGCAGTTTTCAAGAATTTGGTTATAGATATTTTGCTAAAACAACGAAAGAACAAAGAAAAGGAGTAGCATTGTGGGCAGATTGAGGAGCAGGGACAGGTTTAAAAGAATTGCAATAGGATTGATAGCAAAATACGGAACTAATGATCCGTTCGAGCTGTGCAATTTGTTAAATATAAAAATCATTTACGAAGACAACTTCAAATCCTTTTTTGGGATGTACTGCGAAGTAAACAAAGAAAAATGTATCATAATCAACTCAAAACACGATGAACTGACTAAGAGAATAATCTGTTCACACGAGCTTGGACATTTATTCCAGAACTTTGAAAGCGTAGTATTCATGAAAGAAAACTACCTGTTTGGGACAGAAAAACTGGAAAATGAAGCAAACTACTTCGCAGCTGGATTAATTTTCAGTAATCTAATCCCAGATAACCTTGTGAATGATGAGAATAGAAAATTGTTGAATGATTTGATTAGATATTTATAAAAAAAACAAAAATTTTTTGAAAGGAAAAACTATGGCAAGAAAAATTATTGGAGAAGACGGAAGAGTTTATTATGAGAAAAAACCTATCTATAAACGATGGTGGTTTATTTTACTGGTTTTACTGGTTGTTATAGGTATTATTGGAAATATAGGAAAAGATAAGAACAATATATCTGGTACAACTAAAACTTCAGTATCTAACGAAAAAGATAAAATTGAAAAATTTAAAATCGGGGATATTGTAAATACTAAAAATATTGAACTTACAGTAAACGATAAAACTTCAGCATCTAGTGTTAGTGACAAAAATGGTTTTTTATCATTTAAACCTAATGGAGAAGATAATAAATTTTTGATTCTACACGTTACTATAAAAAACGTATCAAAAGAGATGATTTCTCTTGATTCAGGAAGTTTCCAGCTTTATTCAGAAGATACTCAATATTCGCCTACTATGGTTATGGTAGACGACGGTTTGAATTATGACAGCATTAACCCTGGAGTTAAAATCAAAAAGCGAGTATTTTTCGATGTTCCAAAAGATATTGCAGAATCAAAGAATCTAAAATTGAAACTTGGAAGTACTTTTTTCTCTAATACAGGTGGAAATATAGAAATTGATTTAAAATAAACAAAAAAAATAGCCCCTACGGCAATAGGGACTAAGCAATGTGATATACTCACAAACACCAATAAAAGTATATCACACAAACCTTTAAAATTCAATACAAGGAGTGTGATTTTTTTATGAAAAATCCAAATGGATACGGATCCGTTATAAAACTAGGTGGAAAAAGAAGAAAACCCTTTGGTGTTAGAATTACAACTGGATATAACGATAAAGGAAAACAAATTTTTAAATATATAGGGTATTTTGAAAACAGGAAAGCGGCTATGCAGGCCCTTGCTGAATACAATATCAACCCATACGATGTCCATTTAGCCGACATAACATTGAAAGAGGTGATGGATATGTGCATGAAGAAAAAAGAAAACCGAATAGAAGCAGGAACTATGAAGACATACAGGACATACTACAACTATTTAGAACCTTTACACAATAAGAAGATAAGCAGTATTAAAGCGGTGGAGCTTCAAAACTTTATTGACAGCCTTTCCAATTT